AATAATTTAACTGGCTGATGAGTTTAAGATTAACAGAAATATGCTACCCAGAGGTAAAGAGTTACTACATCGTTTGGAACGATAGCGATGCGATAGTATCGTATGGAGTGCTAGAAACCTATCAATGCTTAGAGACTAAGTGGGACAATGTAGACTTATACACTAAGGAAATAGATTGGATAAACATATTAATAGATAACGGTATAAACCCATTTCCAGAGCAATAATGGCAATAGGAACAAGTAAAATATTAAGAGGTAATCAAGGTGGTCACGCTGGTTTTGTTACAGCTACCATTGATGAGAGAGAGCTAAATTCTTTAATTAAGGACTTAGAGAAACTTAATATGTCTGATAGTAAAAACAAGACACTACTAAGGCAAGGAATGCGCAAAGCATCTAAACCAATACTGCAAGAGCTTAAATCTATTGTACCAGTTGAATCTAAACAACTTAAAAAGTCTTTAGCTGTTATAAATGGTAAGAACGTAAAAGGTAAGCCACCGACGGTATATGTAGGACCAAGAGTTAAAAAATCATTTGCTAGTAAAGATAAGTCTGGATTTTATTTCTATTTCTTAGAGTATGGATTTAGAGGTATTCCTGGACTAAGAATGTTAGATAAAGCAGCATCTAGTAAAGGTAATACAGCTATCAATAGTGTTATAGGAGAAATAAAAAAACTCATTGACAAAAGAATGAAGTAATGGAAATAGGTAAAGTAATATATAATATTTTAAGCAACGATTCAAACGTAGCTCCTTTAGTTACTACTGACGGTAATTTAAGAATATTTCCTAGTCGTTACAATTTCCCTACAGACGTTAAGTTACCTTATATAACTTATCAGATGTTTGCAGATGAGCCTAACAACACTAAGAACGGAGTAAGTGAGTATGACTATGTTAGAGTACAGATAAGCTTTTACCATAACAACTACGCTGACTTAGTAACTTTAGCTGGTCATATTCGTACAGCTTTAGATTATGTTAGTGGTACTTATAGTGGTGTAGTAGTAGATAAGATATTTTACCAAGACCAAAACGAGCTATACGATGATTCTGCTGGTTCTATTGGTTTATATGGTATAGCACAAGATTACAGATTTAACATAAATAGATAAATATGGAAACCTATAAAGTAAAGATAAAAAAGAACATTGAGTGTAGAGGAGTAGAATATGTAGAAGGCGAATCTTACAAAGTAGTAAGAGCAGTCTTTAACTTCTTACAGCATAACGACGCAATAGATACAACAAAGAAAAAGTCTAAGAAGAAAGAAGAATCTTCTGAAGATTTAGATATTAGCTAATTATAAATTTTAAAATTAAAAGAAAATGGCAATTTTTAACGGAACGGATTTAATCCTAAAAGTTTCTCCTAGTAGTGGAGGAGCTGAAGCGAAATTGATGCATTCTCAGAATGTTTCACTTTCAATGAATGTAGATACAATAGACATCTCAACAAAAGACTCTGCTGGTTTCAGAGAGTTATTAGGTGGTCAAAAGTCTTTTAGCCTTAGTGCTGATGGTCTTATGGACTTCTCAGCAACTGCTGGAGATACTGATGTAGCTGAATTATTTGACCAGATGATGGATAGAACAGCAGTAGATTTTATCTTTGCTCTATCTACTCCAGCTGGTTATACAATAACTGGAGATGGTTTTATTACTTCTCTAGAGATTAGTGGTGGTACAGAAGATGCTCCAACTTACTCTGTTTCAATAGAGGGAACTGGTGCAATTACTAAGACTGCTGTATAATAATTTCTTTGTTGGTTGGGGATTGTGCTACGGCACGTCTCCCAACTAGCAATAACTTAAACTAACAAAGATATGTACGAAGTAGTTATAATAAACGGAAAAGATTACCCAGTAAGATTTGGAATGAACTCGTTGAGGTTATTCTGTAAAGATACTGGAAGAAGTTTAGCTGACTTAGATAAGCTAGGAGAGGGTATGAGCTTAGACGATGCTTGTTATCTAATCCTAAACGGAATAAAAGACGGCTCACGAGTGAGTGGCCAAGAATGTTCTTTAAATGTTGATGATGTCGCTGACTTGCTAGACGAAGATTTTGACGCACTAAATAAAGTGCTAGAGATATTCTCTAACCAATTCTCTGCTAAATTTGAAACGGAGGGAAACGACAAAGCCACGAAGAAAGTGGCGAAGAAAAAGAAGTAACTTGGGATGATTTAGAAGCTATAGGTTATGGCTTCGGATTACTACCTCAAGACTTTTGGGATTTGACTTTCCACGAGTTTCTGTGTATGCAGAAAGGCGTAAACGATAGAGTAGAGAAAGAACAGCAATGGGAATGGGAGAGAGTGCGATGGTTGGCTTGTGTTAATTTACAGCCACATACTAAGAAAGGACAAAACCTAACTCCACAAAAGCTGATGAAGTTTGATTGGGAGAAAAAGAAAGTTAAGACCGACATTGAGAAACAAAAGAAAAGGGCTGAATATATTAAAAAGAAATACGAATTGCTAAATAAAGACAATGGCACAGAAAACTCTTAGCGTAAAATTATCATTAAATGATAAGCAATTTCAGAGCAGCTTAAAGAAAGCTACTAGGAGAATGAAAAAGTTTGGACAGTCTATGAAAAGGACTGGGCAGACATTATCAAGAAATTTGACTTTGCCATTATTAGCTTTTGGTGCAGCTAGTATTGCAGCTTTTGACAAACAACAAAAGGCAATAGCACAAGTAGAGGCTGGTTTAAAAAGTACTGGAGAGGCTGCTGGTTTTACTTCTGAGCAACTTCAAAAGATGGCTTCTGAGCTACAAGGCAAGACATTGTTTGGTGATGAGGTAATTTTAAAAGATGCTACTTCTCAACTATTAACGTTTACTAATATAGCTGGAGAGCAATTTGAAAGAACACAACTAGCAGCGTTAAACTTAGCAACTCGACTAGATGAAGATTTAAAGTCTTCTAGTATTAGGTTAGGTAAAGCCTTAAATGACCCAGTTGCTAACTTAGCAGCTTTAGGTAAAAGTGGAATACAATTCAGTGAAGAACAAAAGAAAGTAATAAAAGAATTAGCCGAAACAAATAGACTTGCAGAGGCTCAAACTTTAATACTTGATGAATTAGAAATACAATATGGAGGAGCTGCTGAGGCTGCTGCACAAGCTGGTGCTGGTGGCTTAAAACAACTTCAGAATCAGTTTGGAGATTTGATGGAGGAAATAGGGGGTATGCTTTTGCCAATTGTGATAGACTTAGGAAATCAATTTAAATCTTTACTAGAGAGTTTTGCTAAACTAAATCCAGAAGTTAAAAAAATGATTGTAACGGTTGGTATTTTAGCTGGAGCTTTAGGACCTTTACTCATTGTTTTAGGTAGTATAGTTACTATTGTCGCTGCTCTAAGTATTAAATTTATTGCTATTGCTGCTGCGATTGCTGCATTAGCATTAGGTATTCTTTATATTAATGATAACTGGGAAGCATTTAAAGAAGGCTTTAAAGACATAGATTGGTGGAGAAATACTTTGTTAGAAATGATTGCATTATTAATAGAGTTTAATCCTATTAATATGCTTACTAATGCTTTTAATGAGTTTTTAGACTTTTTAGGGGTTGCACAAATTCCTAATCCATTTGAAAAAGGACCTGACTTTTTTAGAAATATGAAAGTCGAACTTCAAGACTATGAAAATGATTTCCAAGACTTTGGAACTTTTATAGAAAATCAAGGAGAAAAAATTAAAAAAGCTCTAAAAGGTATAGGAGATTTTTTTGGTGTTAAAACTCCTAGTGGAGGAGCTGCACTACCTACCGTAACACCTGAAAGACCTAAAGGAATGATGGCTGGAGCTATGATACCAGCAGTATTGCCAGATGATTTAATAATACAAATGGAAGTTTTTGAGCAAAGACTAAAAAACATACAATCACTAACACTAGAAGTTAATGGTATGTTCAACCAATTTGGAATGGATATAAGAGGAGTTTTTGTAAATGCTTTACAGAGTACTGATGGATTTTTTGTTTCTCTAATAGATGGAGCTAAAAGAGCATTAAATGCTTTATTAGCAAATCTAGCTGTTATGTTAGTCTTTAATGCTTTACTAGGTGGTACTGGTTTTGGTTCTTTAATGGGATTAAAAGACATAGGAGGTTTTGGTGGTATTGGCAAATTATTTACCTCTGATAATTCTATTTTTTCTGGAGATAGTGTAGGGAGTACTGGAGGATTAAGGTCAATGATAAATACTGGAGGCTCAACTGAAGTATTTGGTGTAATAAGTGGAGCTGATATATTACTAAGCTCAGATAGAGCGCAAGCAAATAGAAATAGAACAAGAGGTTACTAATGAGCAGAGAAAAGAAACTAGAATTAAGTTTACAGAGTGACAATGGCACTTACTATAGAATAGACGTTTATAACAATAACGCTATTTCTTCAACTAAATATACTCCTAAGTTAGGTGCTGATGGTTTTACTTTAACCTATCAGACTGACAATGACAATCGTTTTACTGGTCTAATTCCAAGTGAAGTTAGCTTTGATATATTAGTTACGGAAGATGGAGAACAAGCAGTAGTTAATGATATTAGAGGCTCTGTTTATGGTGGCTTTGATATGTCTATATGGAAAAGCTCTGATGATGTAACTTATGAGCTTTATTGGGCTGGTTTGTTATTAAACGATATATCTCCAGAGCAAGACATTTCTAGACCAACTAGAATTAAATTAACTGCTGTATGTGGCTTAGCTCCTTTAAAAGATATAGATTTTAATGTAGATACTGGTTACAGTACTCCTTCTAGTTTCCAAACTTTAACCTACTTTCAAAATATATTCAATAATCAAATAGGCTTACAAGACTATTACTGGGGTGTATCTGATGACTATATTTTAACGTCTGTAGATTGGACTACGGACACTATGACAAGCGTAGAATATAGAGACCCATTGGTAGCTAGTAGGTTTAATTTTATGGCTTATGTTGATGTAGATGAGGAGAATGGTACAAAGAAATTTAAAAGCTCTTTTGAGTTATTAGATAACGTTTGTAAGGCTTTTGGTATGAGATGCTTTTTATCTGATGGTAAATGGCACTTAATACAAGTAAATAACTATGATAATTGGAAAGCACCAAACACACACTATTACAGAATATATTACAAGAATAGTGGCACAACGATAGCAGCTAGTGGAAGCACAAGTTACACTACAACAGAGGGAACAAATATAAAAAGATATGGAGGCTCGTTTGATTTCTTACCTATTTTTAGAAGTGTAGAAACTTTCTATAATCATCTAAAAACTTATGACATTCCTTTTTTTAATTATGTTAATGATTATCCAGCTAGTACAAGTTCTGAATTTCAGACTTTATCTACTGAGTTACCTATATGGAATGGATTTAGACAAAGCAATCAACTGTATGTAAATCCAGCTCCTCCAGCTACTCAAGTATATTCTATTAACAATAGTTCTGGAGATAATCTTAGAGTATCATTAGGAACAATAGGAGCAGCTACTAATAGTGCATTATATTTTAGTAGAGATTTTGCTTATTATCCTAATCCAACTATTATATTTACTCCAGATATAAGTGAAGATGCAAAAAAAATTAAGATATATTTTTACGCTAGATTTGAATTAGAGGGAGCTTCTGATACTTATTATTATCCGTTAGCAAATGAATTAGTTTTAGATTGGTCTACAACACCAGTCTTTACAATCTCAGCAGTTACTGAAGCATTACAAATTGCTGATTCATTTCCTATATATAGCCAATTCTTGACTAATATAACAGCACAAACTACTCAGATTCCAGTTGATGGAGATTTATATTTATCAATATTTGCTAGAGCTTACTATGATACAGTACAATATCAATCAGTAGGTACAGAGATAACAGAATCTACCACAATTATTGACCCTACATATTTATATATATTTTCTCCTCCACAACTCTTTGAAGATAATCAACAAGGAATAAGATATTTATTAGATGATGAATTATCTATAAAAAAGTTCTTCAGAGCATTTAATCAAGAGGGAGGTTCTACTATTCAAAATGGTGTAAAGTTTGAAATACCAGAATTGTTTATAGGAACTGGACCAACAAGTGGAGCAGTAGGTAGAATAGAGACATTCAACTATACTACTTCATCTTGGGAGACTAATGGAATGAATGACACTTGGAAAGCATATAATACTGGTACTGGTAAAGAAATAACACAGCTTTTAGTTGAGGAAGTTATGAAAGGACAAGCTAGTGGAGCAAGAGTATTTAACGGAAGTCTAAAGCTAACAAGTGGAGAGCTAAATTATTTTGAAGGAATAGAAATAGATGGAACTGCTTTTATACCTTATCAAGTTAGTTATAATGCTAACGAAGATACTTGGTCTGGAGAGTGGTATGGAATTGATTTAAGTAGTAATACATTAAGTTTAGTAACTGGTGTGATTTCAGATATACCAGTAGCTAACGAATTTACACCTTGGTAAAATGGGAAATTTAGTAAATTATTTAAGAGGAGAAAGTGTAGCAGTAGTATCAGAACAGACTACCAGCTTGACATTGACTTTTATCAATATAATACCTACTACTAGCACAAATACACTTTTAAAAAGTGGCGATAAGGTATATATTATATGTGCTGATACTGGCTCTAGTATAGAATTAACTTTAGATGCTGATATAAGTTACAATTCAACTCGTATTACATTTGCTTCTACTACAGTCAGTCAATTAATTCCAGGTGGTAGTGTTGTTATATTAGATAGAGAAAATAAATATGACTCACTATTTAGAGACTATACTATAGTAACTCATAAACTTTTTGAGCAAGGTAATACACACAATAATACTAACTTGATTGACCCATCTGTACCAAACATAATATATATAAACGCTGGTTCAGTTTGGTCTGATGGAGATTCCTTAGCTAATTCATACGTCAATAATAGCATCTTTAGAAGTCCACACAATGGCTGTAAAATAGAGAGAATTACTTGGGATATTAACTCAGATGCTGTAAGTGGTAACAATGCTGTTTTTTCTTTATGGCATAAACAAATAACAGAAAACGGTAATACAGCTACTATTATAAAAGAATTAGATACAGTAACTTACTCTGGTCAAAATGATATTAATTATGTTTTAAATAGAGATATATTAAAAAATACAGAAATAGGAGCTAATGAGTGTATAATACCAACTTTTAGAAAGACTGGAAGCACAACAAGTAGTGATAAATTTTATGCAACATTAACGCTATTAATTAGCACAGACCCACGACAATAATGAAAAATATTATAAAAGAAAATGCTGACGTTCTAGGCTTAAATAGCGTATCTCTATCAATCAGCTTTACAACTTTACACGAGATGCTACAGATAACTCTATTAGTTGTCTCTATTATATATACTATAGATAGATTTATGTATTACAGAAACAAGAGAAAGAATGGCAAAGGTAATAAGTAATAACTTTAGAAAGAAACCTAAAGTAAAACGTAAGGTACACTCAAAGAACCTTAGTAAATCACAAAGAAAAAAACCAAGCAGAGGACAAGGATGAATCTAAATATTTGGAAGAAAAGCGTAGAAAACATAGACAAAGAAATGGCATTGAAATATTTTAAGCTAAGTGAGTTTGATTCTCCAGACTCTAAGGGTAGTGGTAAGAATATGACAAGAGATTTTCTAAAGAAATTAGATAGAGCTAGAGATATTGCTAATATACCATTTAAAGTATCGTCTGGCTTTAGAACACCGCAACACAATGTTAATTTAAGAAAGCAAGGATATAAGGCTAGTGCTAACTCAAGCCATTTAAAAGGCTGTGCTGCTGATATAGTTTGTAAAGATAGTGGCACTAGACAAAAGATAGTAAATGGTCTAATACAAGCTGGATTTACTAGAATCGGCATAGCTGACACTTTCATACATTGTGATACTGACAAAGATAAAAACGATGCTATATGGCTATACTAGGAAACATACTAGGCAACTTATTAGGCAAAGCTGATACAATCATAGACGAATGTATCACAAGCAAAGAAGAACGTATGCAGTTAAAAAACGAACTGCAAAAGATTATCCAAGAGCAAGAGGCTCTAATAGAACAAGAAGTTACTAAGCGTTGGGAGTCAGATAATCATCAAGAAAGTTGGTTGCCTCGTAACATTAGACCATTAGTCTTAGCTTGGCTTGTATTAAGTACAACTCTATTAATATTTATAGACGCTGGAGTTATAGACTTTATTGTAGAAGATAAATGGGTAGACTTATTACAGATAGTTTTAATAACTTGTATAGGTGCTTATTTTGGTTCTAGAGGATTAGAGAAAATCAACAAAAAATGAAAGACTTTAAGAGGTATAGACTTAAACCAGACGAATGGAGTCTGATAGATAAATATAGACATTATAAAAAGCAAAACAATGAAGAAAGCAATGTTCTTGTTATTGGAGATTTACACGAGCCTTTCTGTCTTGAGGGATACTTGAAGTTTTGTCTCGATACCTACCATCATTATAAGTGTACTGACGTAATCTTTATAGGCGATATTATAGACAATCACTATAGCAGCTATCACGAGACTGATGCAGATGGTTTAGGTGGTGGAGATGAGCTAGAACTAGCAGTCAGTAAGATAGCACATTGGTATAAGGCTTTTCCAGAGGCTAAGGTTTTGATAGGTAATCACGATAGAATGATTATGAGAAAGGCACAAACATCAGCTATTCCTAGTAAATGGATAAAAAGCTATCAAGATGTCTTAGAAGTACCTAATTGGGAGTTTCTAGAAAGATACGTTTTAAATGATGTTCAGTATATACACGGAGAAGCTGGAACAGCTAGAACTAAGTGTAGAGCTGATATGATGAACACAGTACAAGGCCATTTACATACAAATTGTTATACAGAACACTATGTAGGTGCTAAATATAGAATCTTTGGAATGCAAGTAGGTTGTGGTATTGACCACGAATCTTATGCTATGGCTTATGCTAAGGCTGGAAAGAAACCAGCTATAGCTTGTGGTGTTATCTTAAATAATGGAAAAACACCAATAAATGTTATGATGCAACTATAATTTGTATATATTTGCAACGTTTTTGGTTAGAAATAATCGTGATAAGTGAAATTATTAGTTTGTTTTTAGGGGGTAGATTAACGTCTATCCTCTTTTTTTATGCCTATATTTAAAAAACTTTAACATTTTTTTACTCTAGTAAACTAAAAAAAATACACTTTTTTTGTTAAAAAGTTTGCACAGAATAAAAAAGCGTTGTATATTTGTACCAACAAACAAACTAAAACACAAAACAATGACTAAAAGAGAAATAAACACAGAAGCAAAAATCCACCACTTAGCAAGATTAGAAATGATGATGTTAGAGGAAAGAGGTATTTTTATATCTTATAAAGAAGCTATAAAAAGAGTAAGAAACAAATAATAACAATGGGGAGAGCAATCTCCCCTTTTTAAAACAACTAACAATGCAAGATTTACACAAACCAACTTACTTAGATGCTAAAATGGAATTAGGTACACAAGTACAATTTTTTAGCTTTACATTAACTCAATTATGTTCTTATTTAATGGTTTTAGCGTTTCTAACGCTACTTCTATTGAATTTGATACCCACATACTACACAGAGGTATTAAGCCTTTATACTGGCTCTTTTATAACATTTGTAATATTTTATATAAAATGGGGAACGAACTAATAAAAGAAATATTGAGATATATATTTATCTATCTCTGTATAGTAATAATAGTAACATTAATATTAAAAAAATTATTTTAACTTATGAAAAAAGTAGTAAAAACAGTAAAATCAGATGGCTCTTTTGAGTC